GAGTGTTCCAGCACACGTTCCTTGTTCATAAGGTGGATGTGCATGTCTCTGGCGAATCGGTTGCCCCAGCCGCTCTCGTAGCGGTTCGTGTTGTCGCTATCGTTCTCGTCCTGTGCCTGAACAAGGATCTCGCCGCACTCAAAGTGTTCGGAGAGAATGTCCTTTGCGCGTTGGATGATCGCTTGGCGTTCCTTTTCCTCGGGCGTCATAGCTTGTAGTGTGTCGTGAGGACAATCCGGCCATCAATAGTCTTGTGATAAAACTTCTGCTTTAAAGCCTTCTTTTGTGCAAGTATGTTACGAGATGCAGTTCTCCCAATCTTTAGCCGTTCAGCAACTTGTGTGAGCGTGTACCATCCCGGGGGCGCAGGCTTAACCTCAAGGTTGGTTACAAGTTGCGTGAGCCAGTCTTCTTCTATAGGGGCAGCTTGAACGTCCCGTCCTTTAGTTCTTTTGTTAGCCATACAATTGTCTCGTTGTCAGTATATTCGCCCCACGCCCAGCCTCTGCTCCAAGCGGTGGTTGCAATTCTATTCTCCGCGTATCCAGCCATTTCGGGATCTCCGAGCCACCCAACAGAGTAGCCGGTCACCCCCTTAATGCGCCGTCCTTCAGCGATTTGTACACGGTGTATGTGTCCCATGACAAGTTTGGTGTACCTGCCGTGACACATGCGCTCCGCAGAATCACGCAGGGCATTCTCGCTGTGCAGGTAGCCATGCTGGAAAAGAGCGTCACCAAGACCAACGAAACCAGTCTTGAGTTTGTAGTCGTACACCTTGCACCTAATGGACTTGGCTCGGTCGTGGATTTGGTGGTAAACGCGGGTAGCCAGAGCCGAGATGATTGCTTTCGGGTGACTCATTAGAGTTACAAGCCGAGCCTCATGGTTGCCGAGCAGATAGTGCTGGGGGCGCAAAGCGGAGATGAAGGCGAGACCGTCGTTGAGGTCAGTCTCTGGATCGACCGCAGAGTCGGCATTGTCGTTGGTGAGCGCCCCTGTGCGAAGGCACGTCATGTCGATGGCATCACCCAGATGCAGCACCGTGTCCGGCTTCCATCGGTCACGAAAGCGAAGGACTTCCTTGAGCACAGCCTGGTCGGCCATGTAGCCGTGGCTGCAACTTACTGCAAGGAAGCGTTTCCACTTCCGTGTGATGTTGGCCATAGGCTATTTGCGCTTTGCCGCAGCGGCTTTCTTCGCAGCCTCGCGCTGGACGGAGTACGCAATGGCGAGTGCCTGCTTCTGCGGCTTGCCAGCGCCCAGCTCGCGCTTGAGGTTCACGGTAAAAGCCTTATCGGATGCGGATTTCTTGAGTGGCATAGTTATTTGGCCTGTTTAAGTTCTCGCTTGATTCTGCTGACAACTTCTTTGGTTGCCTTGTCCTTGGCCTCTTGTTCCGTGGCAAAAACGCCAACCAGCCTACCACTACCGTCAAACAGCTTGTGCGATGCTTTGTCTCGACTGACAATCTTCATGCCATTCACGCCATCAGACAGCACATACCCGTTACCAAGAGCTTCGCGGTTGCTGGTTTTATCCATGAACGCTAGAGGCATCTTTTTGCGCTCGATGTCGCTGATGGCTTGTCCTTGCACAGCAGACTGCATAGCCTGAGTAATTCGCTTAGATAGAGCAAACTCTTCAGGTGAGCCGGCTGCAACCTTGGGCATTTGCAGCAATAGCTTGCGAACGCCAGGAGTTTCGTACAAGCGGCCAAGACCATAAGTCCCTATTGCCGTAGCCACTGAACCAATAAATCCAAGAGCACTTCCAGCGCCACCAAGAAGCAGGGGGATTAAATTTCTTTGCCCCGTAGCTGGATCATAATTAAATTCCCCAGCTCTTTGAGTAAGGTTTAAGTAGCGAATTGCTGAATCAAGAACATCTTTATCTGCGCCCTTAAAAAACACGCCAATTTGTTTTTCTGCCCTTCCAAGATTTGCAAGAAACTGCACAGTGGAAAGCTGTTTTGTTTTATCATCTAAAGACCTGCTTGCAATGTCTTCAAGAATTGCAGCTCGTGCGTTGGCTTTCCCTGCATCGTTAAGGTTTCTGTACAATAATTGAACTTCACTTTTTCTTTTGCTGAGTAGTAAATTTCCAGCAAGCTCTGGAGTTACGGCTCCTTTATTTAAGGCAGCCTTAAGCGCAGAATTTTGCAGCTCGTCATAGGCGTCATGTAGCACCGTGTTTGCGGCAGCCCATCCAGCTCTGTCCATTCCTTGAGCTTCAATAAAATCTCCAAGATCTTCCCGTATTGCCGAATAAACATTTTTTGTTAAAGGATTAGCATCAGTTTTAACAGCCGCTAATGCTGGATCTTCCAGCATGTCTCCAACAAGGCGCAAGTTTCCGCTTACTTGAGATGCGTTTTTGTTTTGGATTTGCAGCTTAGTTTGTTGAAGTTGCGAAATTACTTTTTCATAAGCAACTGGGTTAATTCCTGTTAATGTGTTTACTGCCTTATCAATAGCAGCAATAGACTTTGGCGTTGCAACAGGAATTCCAGTGCTGTCCAAAGAAGAAAGAATGTTTTTAACAAAATCTTTATTGGTTTTGATTTCAAGCGCCCTAGTTTCTCTTAAGCTGGCAGCTACATCATTAATTGCATCCCCACCAACACTTGCCCCAAAGTTGCCAAGTGTATCTTGAACCAATTGCACTCTTTCTTCAGCCTGCTGGACCAATGCCGCCCTGCCGCCAATAGCCTCGCGAATATCTTGCATTCGCTTAGAAATTGGTCCGCCAGGCCGAATTACATCTGATGTGCGAACAAGCCTTCCAGCAGCTTCAGCGTCGGCAACTGCTTGGGCAGTCTCTGCGGCAGTCATGCCTGCAACGGCAGGAGCCGAGCGTGGCGTTAGCCCAAGTCCTGCAAGCTTACTGCCAGTCATACCTCCAGCAACACCGCCAACTAAAGCGGCTGCAACCTGTCCCTTTGCGCCTGCCCCCATTTCCTCGGCAAGATACCTAGCAGCTTCAGCCGTGGCTCCACCGGCAGCAGCAGCGGAAAGCTGTTGAAGTGGCTTCTCGGCTAATACAGCGCCAATCTTGCGAGCAGTCGCAGACGCAGCACCCTTAAGTACGTTGCCAAGCCCAATGCCGGCAGCGGTAGAAGCCACAGAACTGCCAACAGATTCAGCAATACGACCTGCTTCAGTGCTGGCAGGGTCAATCCCAAGTTGGGTGAACAACTCGCCAAAAAGCTCCGTAGGAGTCCGCAGGTTGGTCCCCATGAAATGGTTTAACCCAAGCACCAGCGGATCGCCGATAAGCTGTCCTGCCGCAACGGCTGTTGCACCCATTGCTGCGCCTCCGGGAATAGGGCTGATCAAGCCAGCAGCAGCACCCATAGCGACCGGTCCCATGCCGCGAGCCAGCCCACGAGCAACGTCGGCAGTCTCACTGGTTGGCTCTTGTGCAGCCACAGGCTGCTGCGAGGTTTTGGCGTACTGGTTTACGGCCTGAGTGATTTGCTCAGGAGTCGCTTGATCTGGAAACTCCAGTATAGTGCCGTCTGGCAGTACAGCTTCTTGTGGCATAATTAGTCTTGTATCGGCACTAAAGTTCCGCCCCTCATCTCAAAGCGAATACGTTTACTCTCAGGCTTTGCTGGAGCAACTGCTGGGGCAACTGTTGGGGCCGGCGTTGCGCCACCAAGTTCAGCTTCAATGTCTGACTTAAATAGCTCAAGCCTTTTAAGCCCAGAAGTTCGTTTAAACCACTCTGGAGATGAAGCGGCCTCTAATTCGGAAATTCTTTCGTTCCTTGTTTCGGCAATGCTATTGTAGTTTCCTTTGATTTTTTGAATGTAATCATCGGGTCGCGCTACAAATCCAGTCTTCTTTGGGTCTGCAATATAGACCATCATATTGCTGATGCTTGAAGGCCCGCCAGGCAATGATTGCGCCCACAGTTGATAGTCTGCAAGCTCTGGAGCGTTAAGAAAGAACTCGCCAATCTGCATGGCATCAGTGCCGCCTGTTCCTGAAGACTGCACTAGCTTAGGAATCATTGACTGAAGACGTTCCCTTTTTTTGTTTGGGTCTGTTTCCTTTTCAGCAGCATTAACTTCCTTATAAACAATTTTAGCCATATCTCTTGTTTTCATGAGAGGGCCAATTTCGGAAATAATGTTTTTTGCTACTTCAGTTTTTTCAAACTCTGGAATTTTAGGAACATCTTCCTCAAGTATTCCAGTTAATGCTTGATGAATTGCTTCACGCTGCTTTGGATTTGCCAGCATTTGCTGTGCAATATATTCCATACCAGCAAGTCTGCGCTTTTGATTTTCGTTGCGCTGTTGCTGATAGGCATCATACGGATACACTTCAGGCGTTGGCTCCATGCCAAGCACAGTGACAGTTCCACGAGATGCCGGCTGTGGCGTGCCGCCAGCATTCACAGCATTCAATATTTGATTAATTTGCTCTGGAGTGTACGGCATAAATATTACAGTCCTGCATCTATTACATCTTGATCAGATGCCTGGATGCCTCTCAATTTGTAGTCAGGCCCATATTTCTTGGACATAAAGTCCTGCAATTTTTGCACCGGCGCAGTCACATCAAACTGCATTGCTGGTGCGGTAGGTTGTTTTGGAGCCGGCGCTGCTACACCAGTCACTTGCCTGAGTCCCTGGCCAAGCCCAGCTAGATCCGGTGTTGGCTCTTTGCCAGCTTGTGCTGCCGCTGCCCGCCCAAGTGCCTCCGCGTAGATCTGATCCATCTTATGCTGCTGCCCGATAGCAGCACCCAAGTATCCTTTGGCAGACTGATAGAACTGTTGCTTGTCCAGCAAACTTGCACTTGGATCATTTTCTAGAGCTTGTTGTTTTTTTACAAACTCGGCGGGAAGATAGTCTTTAAACGAATTAAACGCAGCGGAATCTGCTTTCACCTGCGACTGCATTTTCTTGTAGTCACCATACGCTTGACCCATCGCTGCAAGCCCCTGCGCGATACCCTGGCCCATCGCCTGCATTCCCCTGCCTTCAATCTCCCCAGCCCTAGCATAAGCGTCTGCGATTCCAGCGCCCATCATGCTCATCGCCTGAGGAGCTGCTCCACTGTAAAGTTCACGAGGTCTTGCCATAAAATTTGGTTCTAGCTTCTAGGCAGAGAGGACTGCCCTTTTCAAACTTCTTGCAGGCCAATGGCCTATGTTCATAGATTGTACACGAAACTTCCTGCCCCACAATCCCAGATAACGCCACACAGCGCGTTCCAACGCACTTAAGCAGTGGCAGGTCATCTCGGATAAACTCGGGTGGAATATTGACTGCATCGGATCTATCCTTTCGCAGAATCGGCCAACTGGCCTTGTGGTTGCAGCACGCTCCGCACTTTTGGCAGTCCGGTTCTGACGTTGCAGTAGGGGATGACTGGCTCTTCGTGCAGGACATGCTCATGCAGGTTCTCTACGTCGATCTGTAGCTTTGGGCAATGCACAAATTTGGATTCCCTGCGGTCGATGCACCGAAAGCAGGCATGAACGTAGTCACTGTTCATGTGCTTGTCTGGCTGGGACACAACATCTGTATCGTACCTGTTCTTGTCGTACTTGACGTTGTTTGCGGTGATATACAGCGAGATGTCTTCGTCAGTCCATTCACGCAGAGGGAACCACATCTCGGTGCCATTTCCGATGATCTTCATGTCAACCATAAGCGGAATTGAGCCAGTCAACGGATCTTCATCGCTGCTCTTGTGTCCGCAGAACAACACGTCAAAGTCATTCACAACATGCGCTTTTGGACGATTAAGCCATTCCTTGCCGCACACCCAGGGCTTGGTTAAGTCCATCGCTTCAGTGCCGCGCATTACTTTAAGCTGCCCAGTTCCGAGCGAGTAAGTCTCGCAAACGTCGATACGGTCCTTTCCGTGCGTAAGTGCAATAGACGACGGCACCCAATCGTGGACCGTTAACTTAAGCTCTTCCTGCACCTCATGGTGATGCTGGTACTTGTGAGATAAGAACGGCAGTTTGAAGTGGATCACCTCTATGTCGGGGCGCATACTTAAGCATAGATCAAGCAGCACCGTAGAGTCTTTACCGCCACTCCAAAGCACAGCGGGGCGCTTAGCATTCTTAAGCGCCTTTCTGATTAAACTTATGGCGGGTATTACGTTCATTAAAATGCTGCTCCTGCTCCAGCAAGAAGACCTCCGCCAATTGCGCCAAACATTCCCATTTTGCCAGCACTCTTCGCCGCTGCCGCCTGTTGCGAGCCAGCAGCCAACTGCATCTGCGCGTTGTATGCACCGTAGATCGACCCCATGCCGGTAGGTGACTCTGGGTTGAAGTACTGCGGACCAGCCTGCTGCTGCGCCATCATCGCGTTCTGTGCAGCCTGTCCACCAAACGAACCTGCGTACATCGGCTGCTGATAGAATGACGTTAGTGCCGGAGCAGACTGCTGTGCGAAGTATCCGCCAAGGCCAGTGCCAAGAGCGACAAGCTGCTGTTCCCGAGCCTGACGGGCGTTGTAGCGGTTGAGTACTTCGGCAAGGTTGGACTGCCCGCCAAGCGCCGTTCCCCGAGCTGCAAAGCCTGCGCGGGTCTGCTGCTCGATGGCGCGTTGTTCTTGCGGGGACAGCATTGTGCCGTCAGCCTGTAATGCGCCGAGCTTCTGCTGGGTGTACTGCTGGAGAGCTTGGTTGATGCCGCCAACACCTTGAGCTTCTTGAAACGCTTGAACGTACCCTGGCGCACGTTCCTGCAAGCCGCGCAACTGCGCCGCCTGCTGGCTCTTCATGTACTCTTCTTCTAGCGCAGAATACTTAGGCTGAAGCCCACGATACAGGGCAATCTGACTTTCAGCAGCCTGCTTGGCAATCCGGTCTTGAAGAGCTTGATACTTTGGCTGATATGTCTCCTCACTAGCGTACACCTGTGGAGCCATCTCCACCTGTGCGCTCAAAATTGACCGCATTGACTCCTGGTAATTAGGAGCCGCTGGTGCTTGTACAACTTCAGTTTTACTTCCTCCGCCCATATAAAAGTCTTTCTAGTTTCTTAGGGGTAATTGGGATGGCATGATCATGTCTCCATGCCCACACTTGTGTGATCGGTGATTTGCGTGCAAAGAACTGGTTGAACATGTCTGCGACTGCTGCCGGCTCACTCGCCCATGCCATGTGAATCGTCCAGAGGCCGTCTTGCTTGCGCCACTTCCAATTAAAGTCGCTAACGCCCGGATGTGTAGTCGAGATGCCGGTGATGACGTTGTCACGGCGAGCCACATAAATACTGTCATGGACACCGTAAAAACTAAGGTAGCCATCAACGTCATCTCGGGATACCTGTCCCAGAAGCTGTAAATGGTTTCGGCACTGTTCATATAGCGTATCGACAAGTTGTTCCCATTCGTTGACGGTCATTAGGTCTTGATGATGAACATCAGCGCCACATTGCGTGGACGGGTTTCGGTGGTGCCGGTGGAACCTGTAGTAGAGCCGGATGAACTTGGAATAAGTCCACCAAGATTTCCGCCTTGGCTGCCAGAGGTTATAGAGCTTGTCACAGTATAACTGTGCGTGTGCGGTTGAACGTCCTGCGCTTGAGCAGACAGGATCTGCCGAGGATAATCCACGGTAGTGCGGTCATTGCTCCATCCACGGACAAACTCACCTCGTAAATCGGGAAGGTTGGTGCCAAATAACGCGATAAGGTTGGGATAGCCAGCCGTGGATTGTCCGTTCATTTCAAGCCAGCCTGCCGGAGGCGTAGACGTACCCCACAAGACAATCTGCCCCGGCAAGATAGATGCCCCTACTGTAGCATCAACGTACCCTTTACTGGCTGCTGTAGCCGCCGTGGCTGGGTTGCTGTTGTTAAGAATGAGCGCACCTGTCATGGTGCCGCCGGTGGTTTGCAAGAAGCCGTCTACAAGCGAAGAAAACAGAGTCTTAACAGACTCAATGGTATACTTAACGAGCGACCCAGACTGTTCCGCTAGGATGTAATCCGCCTCTTCGGGCGTGGCAGTAGGCTGCGCCAAGATGGCTCCAGGCAACAGTTCGGCGTTATCAACGTGGTTGTTGAGGTTCGTTGCGGTAACCTGCGAGTTTGCACCCGGGAAATCCGCGTAGTTTGTGCCTTTTTGAATCTGTTGAACTGGCATAAAGTTATTCTTGCGAAATCATTGGTCTGCTGGCTGCTATAGCATAAACAGCCGTACTTTTCAAGGATGGTCTTCCAATAACGAAACTTATGGTACACGCAATCGACGTTCCCCGAGCTGCTATCCGTGGGCGAAGCGTCCCGTCGGTTGTGCCGCTAAAGCTATACTCAAGCACCGTCTCGGTGGCATCCGGGTCGTAAGTCGTCGTGTCAATCTGCACAAAGTCATTCTGCACGTTGTTGAAGCTGAACTCGCCCCTGCTGTACCGTTTCTCGGAAGTTCCGCCAAACGTGTATTCCCGAGTCTTTACAGAAGCCGGAATGTGCGTGAAGTTGGGTATGCCGGGATACAATGTAGACTCAACCTGCTGCGTTGACTGCGGGAACAGATTAAACGGCAGAATGGGTGTAGCGTTGGACGTGTTAAACTGGTCACCCTCAGTTTGCTCCTCGGTCAGGTAAACGCCGCCAAACTCGTTTTCCCCGGCAAAGTTGGTGATCATCATCAATCGGCGTTGATTGATATACGCTGACAAGATCAAGTTATCTGAGAACAACCCAGCAGGATAATAGTCAATCGACTCCCACGCTTGGTTTAGCGTGTTGTAGACTAGGATCCTATCGTTCCTCGTTGCAGTGCCAGTGGGCATGGCAATGTAGAAACGATTGTTATAGTAGGTCGCTACCGAGTTTTGAACGGCGTTGTAGTTAACACTGTCAAAGAAGTCCGCAATCGGCTCACTAAGTGGCAGCGTGTTGCCTAGTAGCTTCAAATCAAGCTGTGGTGTCAGCATGTGAACGCCGTTGGCCGAAAGGAAGAACACGAACTGACCGGCTGCTACGATGGACCGCCTAGCCAAGCAGCCAATCTCGGTCGTTACTACTGTCGTGCTGCTCTGCGCCCCTGGGGGTGAGTCAGCGGTAAAGTTGTC